TAACTCCACCATAAGTTACATATGATGGAGATTTGTATGACCATGCTGAGATACCATTAACAAAAGTAGCAATGGGACCACTATTGATCAGGGATCTTACTGAAGTTGTATTTGGTTTTAATGGAAATCTATTCAGTTTTCTTTGATTGCCTGGAATTAAAGCAGATTCAGCAAAGGGACCAATCTTATAGTTAGGAATTCCAGTTGATGCTACGTATGCATACGTTTCATTAAAGAAAGTATTTTGAATATTACTTGTGTACTTGCTAATAAAGTTATTAATTTGATAATCGTCACTCTTTCCTTTATTTAAATCAACAGAAATTAAAATATTTCCTTGTGGGGAGAGTTCTGCGGGTTGTGGTAATTCATATGCAAATACAAAATCATTAATACGAGCGGAAACAGTAAATGAACCATTATATACGATAGGATTTGCACCATATACTGTAACTTGATCTCCAACTAATAGTCCATGTGGGTTACTACATGTAACTGTAGCAGTTTTATTATTAATACCTCCAGGAACGATATTTTCAATTTGAACTAATTTCTTAACATTATACAACCAACTTGTAACTCTTTCTTCTCCTGTAGTTGCTCCTAGTTTTGCAACATTTAATTTATCACCTGGCAGATAATATGAACCAGTATTTGTTAGTACGGTAGTTGCAGCTTCAGCAATACCAACAACTTTAATTTTGACTTCTTGATTTGTTCCAGGATTGCAAACTAAAACAATATTAGAAGAAATCTCAGTACCTGAATCCCAATCATCAATCACTCCATTTTTTGATCTAGTGCATTCTAGAAACTGGTTAAGTGTTTTCTCTTTATATTGAATATATTCCTGAGTATCTTCTAAACTACCAATAATTACAGTACCATTACGTTCTGGCCATCCCAGTGTTGAGTCAACCGTAATAATATTTGTTTCAGTATCTAATGACTCAACTAATTGAGTTTTGTATGGAATTACAAAATTTCCAACTTTAGTTTCTTCTGAGATTGAAATTTCATAGATTTGAGTCTTTCCAACATAAATTGAAATGACGTTTTCAACTAATGCAGATGCATATTTCACATTAGGATCTACATCATCCTCAAATTGGTAAATAACGGAATTAATTAAGTCTTTTGGATTTCCAGAAAGTAATACAGCACGTAAAACAGTCTCAACTTGCCAAGTTGCATGAGATGGTTTGAATATTTCATCTTTTGGATAACTAATATCAATATCTTGTGCATATAAAATTTTAAATAAGTATTCAAGAGCATTTTTAGTTCCTTTCGATAGATAGAAATCTTTAATACTCTTAACTACTTGAGAAGCATTTACTTGAGTATAATCTACGGTTAAATCTGGTAAATATTGATTAACGAACCTGTTGAAAATATTTAATAAGAAGAAAGAATCAACATTAATTACTTTAGATTCCGCAGCGTGTTGTCTAGGTTTAGATACTAATTCTGATGCAAAAATTTGTTCACCATTCTCATCATACCCAATAACATTACTTACTCCTCTTTTAACACCTAAGAATGCTGATGGTTTATAATCTTCTCCCTGAGTAATAACAGTAAATCCTGTTACTTCCCCTACACCAATATCAGATGATGCTTTTGCCTCTGGTGGTGGAGAGATATAAATTGTTGGAGGCTCATCCGCAGAATACCCAGTTCCAAAAGCAGTGATATTAATATCTGTGATTGCACCATTAAAAATAGTAGCACTTGCTTCTGCCCCAGTGCCACCATATGGAATTCCATTGATGTCTTTTCTATTATCAACGATATAAACCGAAGGAGGATCGATATATCCAGATCCACCAGTTAGTATTTCAATATTAATAACACTTCCATTTGACACAGTAACATCTAGTATCTGAGCACCAACTGGCTCAACGATTCTAACTCTTGGTTGTGTTGTGTAACCATTACCTCTACTTACTACAGTAAATCCAGAAACTTCTCCATTGGTTAATTGAGCAGTAATAATTGCCTTGTTACTACCTTCTGCTGTTGGGGAATCAATGTAAATTACTGGAGGAGTCTTATAACCACTACCACCACTAAGAATTTGTAAACTTGAAGGAATAATTTTCCCATCAGCATCAATTGATGCTTTTGGTGAAATTTTCGCACCAGATGGGTTGATAAACTTTACTTTAGGTGGAGTACCATACCCAGATCCACTATTTTTCAAAACAAGAGACGTAACTGATCCAGTTGCATCATCAACGACTGCCTCAGCAAAAGGAAGAGTTCCACCTTCAGGTGGTTCATCAAATTTAACTAGAGGTGGATTTGTACTATTGTATCCATTACCACCATACAGTAAGTTTAGATTCTTAATACCATTAATCAGTGTGATTGCTGAAGCATTTTTACCTTCAAATGATTCAATAGTCACTCTAGGAACAAAGGAAGTAGAGTATCCAGAACCATTCTCTTTAACGATGATATCTACAAGTTTTCCTTGTTCATTAATTTTAGATACAGCAACAGCACCAGATCCAACTTCTTTAGCAGTATATTCAATTGATCTGATTAATAGTTTTGCTGCTTGTTGAGGATATGAAAGTAATTCAATTTCATCATTTGAAGTGAAAACAAAATCTTCATATGGTTTTAATAGTACATCATCTAATGTTACAATCGAAAGAATCTCAGATCTTAGCGAATATTTAGATGAATTTTCATATACCGTATATACTTTACGATTTGAAACACAAGTGATTTCATCTAGAGTTACGATAGGATTTTGAGCAAATCCTAAAAGATATTTAATATACGTTCCACCTTCACCATCAGATGTTGTTCTTTGTCTAGGAGAATCAGTTAATACCAAATCAGTATTATCAATATTATAATCAACTCCAGGTCTTAATACCTTCCCATAAATTGATACAATCAAATGCTCATTGTCAATAGGACTAACTGGAATTCCAGCAACTTTTAGAGGATATGTATTCCTCATTAATGGTGGATTTCCAGTAGGTACTAATAATGGTAAAATTGATTCTAGAACTTGATATCTTGATTCAAACTCAGGTACACTAATACCTGGTGTAAGAACTACGTTTGGTGACTTAGTAACAGAGTCGTAATAAAAGACTTCTTTATCAATTAAGAAAGTTCCATCTACTTCTGGAAATCCAGTGACATCTTCGACCAAAACAATATTGTCAGTATATCCAACATCAGTTAAAAGTTGAGTAGATTCTTTTAGAGAAACTGAATTATATTGATCAACATCAAAATAGTCAAGTAGATTATTTACAATGTCGTATGGACGACCTACTTTCTCTTGAGACTTATAATATTCTTGCAATAATGTGTAGAATACATCATAATCCTCTTGAATGAAAAGAGGTTGCTGTTCCTTGACTCTATCGGATACTCTGATGTTCATATTTAAACAGTCTTAACTTGTTACTAGAAACATGATGTAATGCTTGGATCGTCAATATCTGGGAATCCAGTTAGTACAGTTCCGATATTGAGATCATTGATTGATCCTAATCCACCTGGAGATAATGTAAATGGATCAAATGTTCCTTGTGATCCATCACCAACTGATACATCCTGAGGAACAATATTTGGAGTAGAAATATCTAATAATGTTCCTGGTGGTGGAGTAACAATAGGAGATGCAGGAAGAACTGTAATATTTATAGTACCTCCAGAACCCCCTCCTGTATCTCCAGGCACTGTGACAACACCAGTAACATTTAATGGTCCAAAGCAAACAATGCCTTTTTTGTAATCAACACTTCCAATTGCTGATTTTAGAATAATTGTTTTAGAGTTAATTGTGGTAATTAATTGAATAACACCTCTACCATCATCTCTTAGTCTAACTGGAACTTGCACTTCATCACTATTACTTACAAATACTCCAGCATCTAACTGATCAGAGTAATTTAGATTAATTAACTTTTCAGTAAATCCCTCAACATAAAATTCATTACTAATTACTGAATTAAATAATGACTTACAAGTTACACCATTATTACCACTACCATCTCCAACAAAATCACTTGGATTTACAATTGGTTGTCCAAAATACAAACAAGTTTGGTTATTATCATTAAATGAAGGTGCATATTTCTTGGTCAGTGAAACTTGAAGAATGTTTCCTTTAATTGATGGATCCGAACTATCAATTAAACAGGATAATTTTGAGTAATCAATCCTATTTCCAAATTTATTTAAGTTAGATTGATCATTATACTGATAGATAATTTCAATTACCTTTCCAATCAAATCTGTATTACTAATTGTAGTGAGGTTTGGATCAAAGTAAACAAAGCTCTTGAGGTTCAATGACATTTCATCTGCTGACACAATGACTGGTTCAATTGATGCCATTGCATATTCTTTCAAGTTTTTAACAATGGTTTTCTTTGTTGCTTCATTCAGTTGAGTGCCAGATTTTGTTTTGATTGCAATGTATACCTTTCCATAAATTGGTGGTGTTAAAGTTTCTCCACCATATGCTTTAACTGCCACTGCAGATGGATAAACCATTTGAGTAATAGTTTCATAGTCCTGCTCGGTAACTGCCCTGTATTGGGCACTGTACAGTCTGGGTGCTCTATACTTAATAGTTGTGATGTCTTCCCTATCTACAGCGTCTCTAGACCCCTGTATAGTGTTGATTCTGATCTTTGACCCATCTACTACCCTACCTTCACTATCGTAGATCTCTGAGACGGAGAAAAAGAGTTTACAACCATTACCAGATGATCCTCTTGTTCTTACATATACTAAGCTAATATATTCACCATTAATTAGTTTTCTACCAATTACCCCATCACCAAATACAAGTTTATATTTTGTATCTTCAACTTCTTCTAAGAAGTAGATTCTAGATGTAGCATCTAAAGTCGTAATGTTTTTTACTGGAGTATAAGTATCAATTTCTTTTGACTGCTCCGATGGTCTTAAGAATACTTCTAAAAGATCTGTATCAACATCTTCATTCGGGATTAGAAATTCTTGATTGATAGTATTATCTACAGTATAGTTATAGATTAATCTATTTCCTTGATGAATGATGAGACCATCAAATGTTGCTAACCCAGTGAGAGGATTTACTTGTGCAATTTCATCTTTTAGAGTGCAAAAAGTAAAAGACTCATTATCAGATGAGCTAACAAAATTGTCACCTGCCTTCAATGTGACATATTTTGGATAAACATTATCAGAATTAACTACGGTTTGTACTTGTACTTTAATACATGCTCTAGATGCTTTAACCGACGCTGGAGTATAATTTAATAGTTTAGCAATTTTTACAACATTATCTCTGATTGTAGCACTCTCAAGGAACAATTCATTGACTGCCATGTTGGCATTAAATGCCGTATAATAAGTGTTATATGCTAGAGTATCTAATAAATACGAAGCTGCAGAACCTTCAAAGTCATAATCAGTAAACTCTGTCCTAGTTCTTAGGTATGACTTAATAGATTCTCGTATTTCAAAGAAATCTAAGGATGTTAATCTACTTGGAATTCCTGTCATTTTAACTTGCCTTCGTGAGAATAAAACTTAATGTTTTAACAATAGGTTGTCCAACGATTTGATACTCTAGATAAACGTTCAGAGCATTCAAATCATATTGATCTTCATCAATGTAGACCTCTGTTACTACGATTCTTGGTTCATTATTTAGTAATGCAACAGTAATTTCATCTCCCAAGGAATCTACAGTAAATGGATCAAAGTTTTCAAACAATAATTTTCTTACTTTACTCCCAAAAGACGGTTGAAATAACTTTTCACCTCTTCCAGTAAGCACAATATTCCTTACTGCTTGCTTGATTGCTTCATCATTTTTGACAGTACTAAAATCACCAGTAACAGGATTAGACTTAAACGATAAGTTAAAGTCTTTGTATCCTCTACTGGTGAATTTCTTTGCTCTTGGACTAATTTTAGCCATTGATTATTCGTGCCATCTTTCTACGAAATCATCAAAACCTCCAGATCCACCACACCATTTTGAATATCTATCTTTTGGAATTGAATATTTTGTGTTACTCAAGTATTTTTCACTTCCATAATCAGTAATTAAGCACTTTGTACCATGCTCAGAACTCATAAAACTGATATCTCTATCAGGATTTGGGTGAATTGCCATATTTTTAAGTAAAAAGAACTGAAAATCAGAACTTTTTAGGAGGTTGCTATCTCCCAAATCTATTTAGCATGGTTTTTACTCGGTTTCTTGAGTAAAAATCAACAATTTTTATCCGTTTCCTTGCCCACGATAACGCTTTTTACGACCATTTCGTGAAGTTGCAGCAAGATTAGTGTTCTTAGAACGTCCTTGACTAGTAATTTTGGGTTTTCCAGGGGTATAATTCGTTTTTACAAGACCAATTTTTGCTTTTGCCATTAAAATTTCTCCAATATTTGTGGATTACTATGATGATAGCACAAGTGGTGCCCCAAATGCAACTACTGATCGACATGGATAAGACATAAATCTCTGCCCAAACCCAAGTGGATCCAATACTCTTGCCACTGGTCTCTTTAATGCCCATACAGTAAGGGTTGTTGGGACTACAAAACGAGGATGACCAACCCCACCCATGTCTTCTGCAGTCAAAACACTGCAAGGAATTGGAGTTGGAATTGGACAAATGTTAGGACCACATGGACACATGTATACAATAATGTTAGTGCATACTGATGGATGAGGTGTAAAGGCATCAAATCCTAACATAATAGGAAGTCTATGCACCTGAACCATAGCATTTGTAACAACAACTGGTGAAATTGGAGTCAGAGGGAAAGGTGGCCACCAGCATGTATAATTTTTAATTACGATAGATTGTGGTATTGGTGGACTTCCACATGGTTGAGTTGAGTGAACTGCCATAGGTATACAAACACCATGTCCACTACAAGGTAAATTGGCATGAAATGCTACTGGTAAAGTAATACCCTTCATATTAGTTTGTTGCGTTTAGACAGGATTCGTAATATGGATTACCTAAGTTATTGACTGCATCAGCATAAACTTTGGCACTCCCTGTAGACCAATTTTTGACAATGACCTTTCCTCGTATAGGACCAATCCTAATTAGATCATCATTAACTGCAATTTGAGTTGGATCAATTGCTATCACACTATCTATATCAGTAATTCCTTCACATGGTGGCATGGTGTAAATGTAATTTGTCCATCGTGCTGTATCCCCTGCTCCATTACCATTCTCATCATATCCAGTATACTTTTTAAAGATTCCATTTGGATTTGATGACGCATCATAAACATAATAGTCCCATGAAGTAGATGGTTGAGATGGTCCAGTATACTTCTGACCAGTCAATAACCCACCACCTAACCACCAGTAATATCTACCATTTGTACCTGTTCCAGAACTTCCAGTTAATGTAGTAGAAGGTTGTCCAATCCAAACCCCATATGCATCAGCAACTGATAAATGAGTATAATCATATACGTTTTCATCTAATCCAATTGGATAAAATGAAATATCTCCATCACCTGCTCGGAAACAACGTCCTTCATATCCACCCCTAGTGCATTGCCAAGTTTTAACACCAGATGCAGCGGGTCTAGGTGCTAACATCTTTGGTGCTTGCAATCCTTTCAGTTTAGTTATAAATGCATTGTTTTGTGCTGTTGATGATGCAGTGCCTGTGAAGTCTCCATCTAGTTCTAAGTAAATATTAAATTCTGTTGATTCTTTTTTACTTGCTGAATACTGATGTGGCATCCATCCATATACTTTTTGATTAACCCCAGATCCTTCAGTATATGAACAAGGGATGTCATAAAATCTATAACAATACTTAAGAGTTGGTTGTCCCATCTTCAAGCATGTAGGACCAGTGACTCCAGCCTGAGTGATTCCACCTAATGCTCCAGATGCAGTATCTGCAGTAACTTGTAGATTATCAAATGCTGCTTTACCTTTTGTATTGATATAATTAAATCCATTTGCAAATCCACCACTCTGATCATACTTAATAACATTAGAAAAGAATTTACCATCGTAATAATCTAATGGATTGATTGTTTTAAATAAAGGTTGAACACATGTTCCTGGAACTCCTAAACACATTTGCATATAGTTCTCTGGATCTAAGTCAGCAACTCCTTTAATATAACCAGTATATACATCACCTTTAACACCATCATCAAATGCTTTCATTGCTTTGCTGATTGGATCGGTGATTTTACTACTCTCACCACCAATACCAACTGCTCCAAAATTATTAACAATCGATTGCATGGACTTTGTTGAGTTTGCACTACTTGCATTCAACTCTGGATTTGATTTAGTCGCAGGTGATTCATCAAAAGATAATTTCTTAGGATCGTAAATGATTACTTGTGGTGTTTGTTGCTTAGTGTATCCACTTCCACCAGATAGTAATTGAACTTCCATAATACATCCTTCATTGGATATTCTAGTAACCTTAACTGTGGCAGGTTTAATTTTGATGGATGTATCTTTTAATTTGACACCATCTTTCATAACTGTTTGAGTAATTCCAGATATTGATTTATAGTCTGGACTAGTTGTTCCCCAGTTGAAAGTATCTTTAGTTGTACTTGTATCAGCAATCTCACTCTTTACATAGTGTGTTCTTGCATTTGCAACGTCTGTTGAAGTATTAACATTTGGTGGGGGCATAATCTCAACCCTTGCCTCAGAACTGTATCCAATACCAGGATTGATAATTTCTAATCCAGATATTGCTCCATTGTTATCTACAGTTGCTTCAATAACTGCAGTGTCCATGGTTCTTCTGGGAATTGCAGCATCTGGATGTAATTCAATTTTATAATAACCAACAACTTTTCTGAATTCATAAACACCAAAGACTGCTGCCTTGTTTGGAATACCAAATCCTGCTAAAGCAATGAATGAAGATGGATACGTTGTGTTGTTTGATGCATAGACCTGACCATATACAAAATCATCACCATCGGCACCCTGAGTGACCTGGGAAATGCGTATGAACCCAGTTGACATCTCATCACCCATATAACGGTGTTCGGTGATTCTCCACCCATTTACGATATCACCTTCTACCATATTGAAGGATCCAGCAGTATATCTGAAGAACACAATTTTGTCTGCTGTTCCTGCAGTGAGAATATTTTGATCCTCACCTTCTCCTGCTTTTACATCAGTATAGATTCTAGTTCTTTTTGTTTTCCAAGTATTTGCTCTTGGATGATAATAATAACGATAAATGTATGGATCTGTGGTTAGACAGGTTGATGGTTGTCCTTGAGGTGCTGTATTGATACAACAATTCCCTAAACTGTTTTTATCCGTCTGCATACGAACACCAAAGAGTGGACCATTCCATGGATCTGTGGTATCATACAGATAGTAAAAGAATTGTGAATCGTATAGGAATTTGTAATTTAAGAATCTAGGAAGAGATGCTTTAACTGGTCCAAATTCACCATAGAGGAAAGTAAAGTTTGCACGTTGATCATTAATATTATATCTCTGCCCAAAGAATGAGTATCTTCCGACAGTCCAGGATGTAGGTGTGTTACCCAGTGCAGTTCCACCGTTCACATCAGATAACCATCCATAGGTAAATGAGGATCCAGCATATTGTGGTTTACCAACTTCGATCACAGTCTTAGTATCTGTACCCGATATTCTCTCAAAGGTCCAACACAGAATACCATTGTACGCATATTCATCACCACGATCTGGATCCTGACGATCATTCGGTGGATATGGTGGTCCGAGTCCTCCAGAATTATACTCTGCTAAGTTAACTTCATTTTCTGGATGGAGCGTATAAAAGCTATCCTCACCAGTGCTACTGTAATATGAATAGACAGGAACCGCTTGCTCATTAATAACTACGTTTCTATAATTATTTGCAGCAGCCTGTGACGTAAAGACATATCCAATAATGCCCTTACTTGTGTATCCACTTTCGGAAGAATTGAGTGAAAGTTTCGTATCTGACTTACTTGTGCTATAATGACGATACAATGGTACGGAACCAGATACATTTCTCCGCATCACTGTGAAAACATATTGCTGTCTTCCTCTAGGTTCACGGTTATATTTCTTGAGTTCCTCATCTTCATCGTTGGTATACAGATGATCTACAAATTTTCCATTATACCAACGAAATATTTTATTCCTCTGCGCTGTATTGCTAACTACTTGTTCCTCTGGATCTCCAATATAAAAGACCTCATCCTTACCAAAGATATACGATCCCTTACCACCCCCATATAACTCAATGTTCTGCGTATCAGTATCTACGGGGTCTGGATATCCTCTTTTTGTTTCTTCAATATAAACTGGCACTATTCACTAGCATTCACATCAAGTTTATTTAGACGGGAATACAGATCATCAAACAGTTCTTTGATATTCAAGTGTCCCTCATATCCTTCTGGTTTGTATTGAATCATGTTCGGTCCAGGTTCAGGGAACTTTTTCACAAAGTCTTCAATCGCACTAATTCGCTCGGATAGATTATTCAATGCCTGTGCAATCACACCATGACAATAATCATTCTCCTCCCACTTGTCCTCAAAGTCAGGCATGTTAGGGGACATTGTGTTAATTTCACCGATGTTATCAATCGATTGTACAAATTGTTTTTCTGACATGTTAAAATAATTAGGAATTTTTAACTTTTATTCTTCAATAACAGGAGTGAGAATAATACTCTCACCGTCTACTTCATAATCTAGAATGTCACCCTCCTCTAATCCGAGGTGTTCAAGAATCTCTTCTGGAATCGGACAAACGAGATTGCCCTCTGAGTCTTCTTCAAGTGTTACAATGAATTTCTTAGACATGTTGATATATGCATCTTTCATGATTTATATATCAATCAATGTATTTTTCATTTCTCCAAACAGTTTGAAGTTTCAATTCAGTAAGCAGTGTGTCAACATTCCCATTCTCCTCTGCAATCGGTTGGAGAGTTCTGATAAGAAGATCCACTTCTTCAGAGGTAAGGGTAACATTCACAAGTTTCTTCTGACGGGTTTTCATGGTGAGGTGCTCCAATTCATTAATAGTTATACAGGATTATTTCTTTTTGCGAGAATTTGATGCTTTCTTCTGAGCACTACTGCGGCACTGTCCTGTTGCCTTTCGTTTGTCTCCGTTACCAAATGTGGGATTCTTTTTTGCCTTTGGTGCCATTTTTGCCTCCGAAAAATTTTGAGAACTAGGTACTTGAAAAATGTTTAATTATATATCGAGGGGGGGTACTAGGGACCGTTATAGATTAACAGTGTCTTGCGTTTTAATAGTCGAGGAGGGGTCAGATTGCCCCTCCAAGGTCACTCTAACTGATTCAGAAGTCGATATACTCCAGAGTCGGAACATTACCCTCTGAGGGCATCTCCGAGGTGCTCACAGTATCACCGACAAGTGCATCGAGAATCGAGAGGATTTCGGTGCCAGTGTTACCTTGACGGAGCATGGAGATCATCACTTGCTTAGACATAATGTGTTCGGTTCGTTGTTAGTGAGTGTGTGTGAAGTGTGGTGCTTTTAATGTCATCACCAGGACAGAAGATCATGCCAGACGCATACCCGAGAAGAAGGGAATCGTGCCATAATCGTTAGAATTAAAGAACCATTCTCCTGCCTTCTGAAATACACCTTCGGAGGGCAATCCATGCTCCTTGAGAATAGCATTCAGACGGGATTTGGTGGTGACTGTCTGCCAACCCCCATCGAAAAGTTGAACATAAGTCGGACCAATCTCGGCAATCAGATTGTTGTGCAGATAAACACGAGAGATATCATGACCAGAAAAGTATTGGACCTCAGTGTTATCGAGTTTCCAATCTTTCTTGGCAGTGATAGCAGCATTCATCAGACGTTCGATCTTACGCATGAGAGACGATTTGAGAGGGATTTGAGAGGTCGGGGGTCTGGGTTATCCCCTCCCCTCCGATGCACTTAATATAGGGCATTTCAGGGGGTCTGGGGGAATCGGTGTGCCACTAAGATTTCTGGTCTGTGTGGTCTTGACATTTGCGAGGTTTCGTGGTAGAACGGGCTTAACTTACATCACCTGAGCACATTTCAATCGACACATACATCAACCCCACACATTTACAGAACAACAAAACACTTACCCTATGTTTTTATTGGTATTTCTTTTTCCACAAGTTTTTCCACAAAATTAACAATAATTGTGGAAAAGTTCCGCAACCACTTCCTCAGCATACTTTCCAATCTCGTTCTCATCTAGTTGCATAATCTCTTCCATGATGATTTCACTGAGATTCTCGTTGTCGATGTTAGTAACGATTCGATTGTTCATACAGTTTCCTATCAAGATGGTCTAGGTATTCATCAGGTGAGAGTAGATCATCCCAGTCTAATGTGTCCCTGTATTGTTGTTCCTTTGAGAGTGCAATCGTACAAGGATCATTATACTGGATTTGATTCATCTTGTCAATCATGTGTTATCAACCCTCCAACAGTTCGGGATAGTATTCGTTGATTTCTTCCTTCAGTTCATCATCACTATACGAGGCAAGATTCTCCTCCAACATGTCACCTACCATACGCATGAGATCTTTAGTGCTCATGTTATCCAGGAGACGATCGACATAATCAGCAATCAGAGATTCACGATCGAAGGTGTTAGTCATGGTTTCGGATTTGGTGATTTCAGTGTAAAGATCTTCAGTCATCTTTGTTCTTGTGAGTTGGTTTGTTGTTGAACAATACAGGTCGGATTTGTGTAGTTTGCTTGCGAATAGCGTTGGTTTGACGTTGTTCCCGACTCATTGATTTTCTCCTTGAAGAGTGTTACCGATCCAGATGAACATTTTACCAGTGTTATACCTTGCTCGTTTGGAGATGATACAACACAGGACGAGAAGTAGGAAGAGAGTGTTCATTTACTGGTCTCCTTGAATGACATCAGCAACAGCATGAAGAGCGGTTCCTGTAGTATAACGTACAGATGGATTGATCACAAACAGAACAGCAAACACGAGCAGAATGAGTTTCATTTTATCCTGTGTGAGTTTAATAGATCGAGTTCTCAATAGTGTGCCTCCGACCAGTCAAGTTGTGCAGAGTATTCGGCAATCTTGTTATAGCATTTGTGACGCATTTCGTTATCAGCACCTTGCATAAAAGAGAAGCAATACTTCATACGCTGTTCAGGATGTGCGTTGATTCGTGCTATCTCTGCTTGCTGTTTGTTGTAGTTAGCATTATAGGCAAACATCTCACGATCTTCGATGCTCATGGTGTGAAACTTGCGGGTCATGATGTTAGTTAAAGAGTGAATGAGTTAGTGATGTGGAATCAGAGATCTTCCAGCATTTCGTTCATCTCGATCCGATTGATTTTAGGATCGTTGAACTTTACACCGTCGGGAGTTTCTTTCAGTCCGAACTCAAGATAGAGCACTTCAGCAAGAACATCATAGGTGAAATACTCTTTAGCAAGATTATACAGACCCTCATCATTCTGAATCCACAGAGCAACATTCCAGGTCTGATAGTTAGTCCAACCGTTGTAAGTTTGGTCAGCGATGTTGGTTTGGTAGGTAACAGTCATTTGTTTGAGGTTTGTGTGTGTTGGTGGGGTCTCTCTCAACCCCGATGAACATACAATAACCGATCACCAGGATGCCCGTAGTTCGTGGTGATACAAAACGGGCAATTCATCGATCAGTCCTGCTTATGAGTCTGATAAGGTGATTTAATGAGTTTTTGTTGCTCAACTTGTGCCTTTTGATGATAGTATGCCTTGAACAGTTTGTCATCACGTTGAATGAGAAAAGCGTTCCATCCAAGTATAGCGATGAACGCTAGGAAAATGTAAGTAACTTCTTTAGATTTCATTTGTTCAGACCCTTGCGACGGATTTCATCATCAATCATCTCAAACACTTGCTCACAGATGTAATCGGAATCTTCTACTTCGTTGAGCACATCAGCACACACATCTACAGGCAGAGGTGTTTCTTCCAGTGTATCTTTGTCACACAGGAATACATCTTCCATCGTGAAGATAAATGCAGCAACAGGAGCATCTGGACCCTGTTGATCTATCAGACGGGTGATAGATTCTTGGAGTTGTTGAAGAGTTCGTGCCATGTTAGTTTAGATCAGACGAGGACAAGTTGAGGAGCAGGTTGAACATAAATGTTGGTATTTGAGCAACCAACACTATAACCAGAAGGAGGCAACATCGAACGATTCTCTAACAGTTTCCAGGTATCTTTCGTGGTTTCGATCACTGCAAAACCAAATTGTCCTGCCACACACATAGTATCAAGACCGTAACGTTCTGCAGCACGAGCAGTCGAATGTGCAGTCTTACAGTTATACCAGTGATTCGGAATGTCAGAGTGACCGAATTGGATGCAGATGTAGTCAGTCATGTGATTTGTTTGGTATGAACATAGTATGGCACGGATCAGAGAGGAAGTCAAGACCTCAACGATCAGTGTTGCTTATCATCGCAGAACATGAATATAATCAAAACTTTTGATACACCAACCCGTTGCACATGTGATCTCTTCGACTAGATCTTCCTCATCACTTGCTTCCCAGATAGTGTTAGTCACTTCGTCGATGATTTGTTGTTGCTCACCGTCATCCCAGACGTATTCATCATCAGTGGTAAAATCAAACTCGATGTCAACAATTTGGAAGTGCATGATTCAGTATGCAGAAACAGTGGTGAAGATGATGCCAGTTTCGTTATAGCGAAGAGTCACATCACACTGATACTCTTCGGACAAATTGTAAGCGAGATCGTATGCACGATCGAGATCGGTGGTAGTGTTCTCCCAGGGAGCGGAAGGACAGAGGACATCGATTCGCATTTGATTTGTTTCGTTTGGTATGAACATAGTATGACACGGATGGGGGGCAGAGTCAACCCCCCAGACCATCAGTGTTGCTTATGGGCTACATGAGGGCCGATAAAGTATCCTCATGGCAACATGTCATCGGGTCATGGTAGAAATAGCAGGCAAACCTTGCACAAAGATAACATCAACAACAGACTGCAATCGCTTGGCAATAGCACTACCATAGTTGGTAAAGACAGGCACGATCACACTACCAAACTGTTTGCGGTACAGATGACATGCACCTGCAGGAATCTTGCCAGATTGAATGTCAGCAGCATCATCTTTGTCCATACGGATAACACGACCCACAGTTTGTGCCATCTCGATGATAGGCATTTGACGCAACATGATGCAGTTGGTAAGACCTGGCACGTT